AATGCCACATATCGCGGAAATAAAACGGTGTGTACCAAATTGTAGAGGGATTGTTGCTTGGCAACAGTCCGTGTTTGTCATAACTTGTAGATGGGTTTGTAATGCTATTATCTATAACCACATAGCCAGCACAGCCCATAAGACTAAGCTGCAGGTAGCACATACATCCGACCGTGTAATCAATATCCTGCGCTACGAACAGTACAGAGGTTTGATAATTTACACCCTGGTCTCTGCACTCATTGGCAAATGCTACAAGTGTCGCACCTGCACCGCAAGCCGGGTCATTAACTCCTATCCATCCGCGCTTTGAAATTTCATCAGGAATGTTCGGCGCCGTTATCTTTGCCATAGCTTTACATACACAGTATGGAGTAAAGAATTGTCCTGCGTGGTCGTTGCCGAGCTCAAGAGCCATATATAACTCTCCGAGAAAGTCCTGGTCTGTACTTTCTTCCATTCCCTCAACAACTACACCGAGCATTTGACCAAATATTTCTTTTTCCGAATCGTTGTACTGTTTTGAAATCCTTTTATAAGTTTCTGCACGCTCCGGGGCATTGACTTGGTCGACCGCATTTGATATTTCAATAGCGGCCATAAGTACGAAATCCGACCATACGCTGTGTCTGTTCCGCGAATAGCAAAGTTTATCAAACAAATCTACAAATCTTTTTTGGTACGAATTAGTAACCGCTCTCTTGGCTCGTTTCATTATTCCTCAACAGCCTCCTTGTTTTCAGGCTGAGGAGTGACATTTACCGCGATTGCCTTTTTGCCTGCCTCGTAACCGCGTTTCCATACTCTTGTCAAATATTCCGTGAGCTGAATTCTGTCCATTCTCTTTATAGCCTTATAATCGTCTCTTTTTATGCCGATAGATTTCATATCCGGTTTACTCATTGTCAGCACCGTCCTTGCTATCGTCAGGCTCGTCATACGGAAGTACCTCACGGGATTCTCCGTCATTATAAGGACCAACAACACCCATAATTTCAAGAGCTTCCATAATCTGCTCTGCCTTTTCCTCGTCAACATTCAGCCTGCGCATCAAGAGAGAGGTGGAGGCTTTATTCTCCATACGAACAATCTGCTTTGCCTCTGTTATGTAGTCGTCGGGAATATCGTCAACAAATTCCTCAATCGGCTCTGCACCCTCCGGGAGAGCTATGTCCGTGTCGTCCGCATCCGATTCGTCAATCTCAGGCATTGCTCCCGGCGCAAGCAGTTCGCGCTCGATAATATCACGGAAGAAATGTTGCATCCAACAGCTGTGCATATTCTTAAAAAGGTTTTTGATTTTGTTAAACAAGGTTTCGCTGATGACAAATTCCTTTGATGTTTTGTAGGTGATATCTCCGTCCTTGAATTCAAACATCAAGAATGCATCCGGGGAGATTTCCTTGTCGTTCATATCAGGCAGCAAAGTCAACTGTGCATCATCCGGGTCTGTCGGTTTAATGGTAAGTGTTACGGGGTATGTGTTCTTGGTAAATTTGAATATGAGATTGTGTTCATCACACAGTCCCTGCATTTTCTTTTTGTACGCTTCATATTTTGATATTTCGCTCATAATTAAGCTCCTTTCACTTATTCAAGTATCATCAGCACGGCATTCCACGCTGATTTAATTTTATATTGTTGTACATCTGTTTCTTTGAGATATTTTCTGCCGTATATCTCTTTCATTCTTTGCCATACATCCCAGGGGATGCGGTACGCTTCGCCTGACTTATAACCTATAATGACATAGCACCTTGCACCTAACGCGTGGTGGCTATCCATATAGTCGGTCTGTTCTTTGCTCACGCGGTCTTTGGTTATCCTGTCGGAGTCTGTGTATTTTGCCTCAAACATAATGGAGCGACCGCCTTTGAGCGTTCCTTTGTAGTCAGGCTGTGCCTTTTTGGAATACACCGCTATAAACTGACCGAATCTCCTGTCTCCATAAGGCTTTATTACTCGCATTGGCTCAGGTGTTTTTTCTATATTTGCAAATCCTCTGTCTGCGTAATATGCAAATGCGGTGTCTAACCTTTCCTCAAATGCCTGACCTTTCGCCCGGCTTACCTTACCTTGCCATTGTCGGAGGGGGTCTTTTTCTTTGCCATAGTTCATTGAAAATCACTCCCATTTGTATGCGTAACAAAAGACATGGTCCTCAATTTTACCCCATACATTGTCATTTTCGCCGTTCCTGGAGAAGAAAACCACATCCAAAGGAAGAATAGGCTCTCCGTATAATGCCGCGTTGATGGCTTTGTATTGTTTCTCTGTCGGCTTTGCTTCATCAAGGCATTTTACGGTTGTAAACTGCACAACACCTTTGCTTTCGCCCTCGTGGATCACTTCATACACAGAATCGGGAAAACCGTCATACAGTACACGATTTAATATGACCTCCGCTACGGCTTGCTGACCTTTGGCGCTTTGGTTGCGAGCTTCAAGGTAGATAATAGCCGCCATCTCGTCAATCTCCCATTCTTCAATATGTATCTCTGCGTATCTGCTGACCTTTTTGGGAGCTTCGGTTGCAAGCTCCGAGTTGGTATCTGCAGCTGCCACCTGCACCGGTTCTTTTTCTTTGTCGCAACCATTCACGCAGGCAAGAAGAATCACACATACAATCGCAATACATACCGCGTAGAAAATTCTTCTCCTAACTCTCATTGGAATTTTTCTCTTTTTACTCTTCATCAGAATTACCTCCTAATAATTTTGTTTCTCTGCGTTCTATAAGTTTCTTATAGTTCCGCGTGAATGAATCTGCATAAAATTCCTCGCGCTCTCGGCGCTTATCCTGTGCAGCTTCAATCATTTTTATTGTTTCGCCGCCAATTTCGTATTGTATCTTTTCGCATACTTGCCTTATCTGTTCGGGGAGCATTGCTTTTTCGCGTTCTCTTTCATACGCAGGCTTATACAAATCCATAAAAGCCACTCTATCCATACCGTCAGCATTGCGACCGTATCTGTTGCAATGCAGGCTATAAAGTTTACTCCATCCGATTGTCTCAACAACTCTTGCAATCGGCTCAGGGAATGTAGAATATAAGTCAAAGTGTCCGAATTCGCTCTCGGCATAGAGAACATCACACACCATAGACCAAGCAACATCCGGGGGAATGATGTCAGGTCTTACAATGGTTATCATTTGTTCTCTAATCTCCGCTATGTTCGGAGGCCATTTGTTGACCGAAATGTGCTTTGTTACCGCTATTTCAACAATCCTCGCATCATCATCCTTAAAAAACGCGTACCAGGCTGTTACTAAGCCGGGGATGCTTTCTTCTTTAAAGCGTTCAGGATATGCCATAACTACCGCCGTAACAATGTCAACCAATTCTGTCTTTTTCATTCCTCACACTCCTCACGCAATCTCGCAAGTACACCAAGCGCACCGCCCATAGATGTGTTTTGTGTTTCTCCCTGTACTCGGTCATCATACTTATGCTCTAAAATCTTTGCGAAGTTTGTAGGCTTCATCATCCAATCGAAATCCGCTGACCAATTACGCTCGTTTGCTCCTTTGAGAAAAGGAGTGTTTTCCGCAATAGTAAACAGTTCCTCAAAGACTTCAAGGCTTTTGTATGTTCGCCACCTTGCACCGACCGCAGTTTTTCTGTTACCGTCAATGGTCTTTATTTTTGGATATGAAATACAAATTTTGTGGTATAAATCCTTGATTTTTGCATAAGGGCAGTTGACCGACACCGCCTCCGCTTGCGGAGTAGAATCTTCTCTCTCTACATCTACAATCTCAACATCTTCAACTCTTTTCTCTTTATCTCTTTTATCTATTCTCTTGTCTCTATTCTCTGTGTGGACATTGTCCACAGCACTGTCCACAGACGGAGGAGGAAGTTTTCCCTGATTTTGTCGCTGAATTTTCTTCTGTGCTGCATAATCAGTTTCGCTTCCTACAAGGTTGTGGTGGTCGGAGAGAACAAGCACTCCGTCCTGGTCCTCATAGATAAGACCTACGGCTTGATAAAGTTTAAGAGCCACGCGGATTGTGTCAACCGAAAACCATTTACAATCTCTTTGGATTTTCTCAACATCATAGGGGATAATTATTTCTCCTATCTGCCTTGATAATCTTCCGTCCGTGTTTATGGTTTTAAGACAGAGCATTTGATAAAGGACAACATAATTGGCGCCGTTGGGTTGGCTCATAAAGTAGTCGATTGTGTCCGAGGTCATAAACGATTCTTTGAGCTTCATCCAATAGTATCGTTTTCCTGTTGCCATACATCAGCCCTCCTTAGAACGGTAAATCGTCATCCTCGACATCCGTCATATTTGTAAATCCCTGCGGAACAGAGGAAGCAGGAGGATATGTAGCACCGGGGGCAACTCCGTCATCCTTTTTGGAATCCCCAAAGTAAACGCTTTCTGCAACAATTTTTGTGGACTTTCTTTTTTTGCCTGTACTTGTATCGTCCCAAGTTTCCGTTTTTAATCTTCCGGCTATGACAATCATTCTGCCTTTGGTGAAGTGTTTGCTTATAAATTCAGCGGTGTTTCTCCACGCGATAACATCAAAGAAATCTGTTACCTTTTCATTTTGAGGATTTTTATAGTCGCTTTCGGTTGCGATTGAAAAAGATGTAACGAATGTGCCGGAGGTTGTTGCTCTTAATTCGGGGTCGCTCGTGAGTCTACCCATAATCTCAACTTTATTCAGCATCTTCGTTTTCTCCTTTCGCTCCAAAAACTAACTCCAAGACTTTATCGTAGTCATAGCTACTAAAATCTTTTGTGAGGTACATTTTTTCAACGATTTTTAATTTTGCTTCTGCGCTTATAAGTTCGTTGTAGCGGTCTGTTTTTACACAAACGCTATCTGTATCAAACAGGATTTCACTATTTATAACATTTGCTTTTTCTTCAGGCATTTTGTATGCCTCCTTTCATCATTTTACTTTCGCAGAGGGCTATTGCCGTTCTGCACTTTTCAACATCAAACATTCCTATGTGTGTTTCTTCTACCGGCAGTTGCATTTGTTCAGCAAGCCAACTGTAAGCCGCGTTTCTTTTACCTCGAAATGGTCCGCGTTGCCAGAGAGGGTCAAACGCTCTATGTGCTGCGTTTTTCCATTTTCTCAACTCTGCATCCGCAAGTCTGCCAAGCGGTTTGTCGGTGCCTTTGTGAACACCGACATATGCGTTACATTTCGGACAGAGATAAATCATCCCATAACTTCGGCCATAGATTACCTTGCTATCAACAAAGAGGGTAAGCGTTCCGCAGTAGTCGCAGTGTATATCTCTCATTGCTCGTTCCACTCCTTTTTATAACTTGCAATCTGTTCGGGAGTGTCGGTTTCAATGCCGAGTTCTTGTGCCTTTTCGATTGCTCCGTCAATCAGCCTTGCCATTTCTTTTGTGTTCATTTCTCGTGTTCGCTTAAATACCAAATAGCATTTGAAAAGCATTCCGTCTTCTTCTCTGGTATCGAAGCACCTTGTATAAGGGTAGAGTGTGTCGACATCAACGGCTGCAGGGACTTTGAATCCAATATTAAGTCCGTTTTCGTCTTTTGCGATTACTCCATAATCAACAACGAGAGATTTTTTTACACTGTCATCACTGACACCTAATTCCAGAGCTATCTCGTTGACAAGTACATGGAAATAAGCATTTGCTGAATTTGAGCGTTTCTCCCGGTGCTTTACAATGGTAATGTCAAGTTCCTGGTCTTTGAGTCGGTCAAATATTGCCCTGAAATCTCTGTCAACCTCAATCGTAATACGCTGTTTTCTGTTTCTGCCGAACGCTATATCTATTAACCGTCCTATCACTTAGCAAGCCACTTTTCCTTGTAGAGTTCTAACAAGCCCTGTGCGGAGAGCCAAGAAAGAAAGTCAGCGATTATAACCTTTATATCCTGGCTTTCGTCTCTGCGGTAGGTTTCCGGCCACACATTAGTTCCATTGCTCACAAGATAGGTAAATTCTTTTGCCTCAGGAAGCAACTCAAAGTATGTAGGATGTTGTGTACTGTCGATATACTTGCCGACATCATAACTTTTTGAGAATTTAATATCGTATATCACACCTGCCAAGAGCGCATCCAATCTTCCGTAAAGGAGGATGTTCATTCCGCTTACTTCAATATCTTTGCTCGCTCTGCATTGAAGAATACCGCCTCGTATGCGTTTTGCAACATTAACTGCTGCTTCGTACCATTTGTTTTCCGGGTTTGCATTGCCTTTCAAGATTGCCGTTACCAAATCCTCAAAATCAATACCGTTCTGCATAGCCTCCGTTGTTTCTGTCGGCTCACGGTTTAGTGTTTTCAAGAAATCAGCATAAGGGTCTCTCTCGGTTGTAGCATCTTCATACGGATTGTCTTTCATAGCGTAGAGCCAAGACGAGAGCAGGGAGTGAGTTATCATATAACGCTCCATTTACTGCACCTCCGCAGGATTCTCCGGCTCTTTCGGAACAGGCTCATAAGCTCCGTTTTCTTTGCTGAACACTAAGCCGCATTCCTTAATTTTGTCATTCCAAAGAGTTGACAATTCTTTCTTTGAGGTCAGAGCGTGGGGAACGGCTTTGAATTCTGCCATAACTGCATTTGCAGAATCAGCATCCTTAATCTTTGCAATTATCGCTGTGCCCTGTGTCATAGCTGCCTCGTATGCTTCCTGGTCTTTTGCGTTCTTCTCAATTTCTTCTGCAGAGAGTGAGTTATATTCCTCAAACAATTTCGCAAGAAAATCATTAGGAGAGGTTTCGGTAAGCACCGGAATTTTACGAACTCCCGAAATACCGCGTGTGCCTTTTGCGAAATATCTTTCGCAGTTGGAGAAACCGATTGTACGGTCATTTCCGTAGATTTCTACAAATCCGCCAAGGTCCATAGGCTCCCAAACATTGTTTTTTGTCTGCCCCTCAACCTTGATGCGCAGGCGAGTATTTTCTCCGTCCTTTTCTTCGATTGCGTGGAACACGATTACAATGTGCTTTTTCAGCTCATAGAAACAGTAGTCCATAAGTCTTTGGAATTCTCTGCCGACCGTTCCGTAGCCCTGCAAAGAGAGAGAGCCGTCACGCTTTCCGTTCTTCGGGTCTTTCTTAATAGCCCAAAGTCCCATTAAAGAAATGAGCTTGCCACCTGTGTCGAACACAAGGGAATCAAAGTCCTTTACATTTTCGGGTGTGAGGTCTGCAAGGATTTCATCATAGCTTGCAGGCTGTATGTATGCCTTTCTGTATCTCGGCTCGATACGGTCAATACCAAAGTCCACATCAATGTGGAGCGGATTCGGTGCTGAAAGTGCGAGCGTGGATTTTCCGATACCGGGATAACCGGCTAAAAGTATTCTTATCTTTTTTACTCCGTCCTGGATTTCGTTGGGGTTTCTAATCATAGTGTTTTTCCTCCTAAATTTTGATTATTTTGTTCTTTAATTCTCTGCGCCTTTTTCTGTCGATTGTAGCGCTTAACAACATCTGTCAACCAATCTTGCATTGTCGCATATCCATCTGCCTTTACATTGTGTTGCAACTCCTCATAGACATCATTTTCTAATCGGCAAGAGATACGACAAGTCAAGCGGTGATGGTCTTTCTTACGCTTCTTTTTAAGCTCTGGGGCGAATGTGTCCCGAATAGCTT